ATTGATTCAAAGATTGAGCAGATTGTTTAATCGTTGATACAATTGATTCATTGGCAGTTATCTGAATCTCTTCTAGATACACAATGAAATTAATGTCTAGTGTAACTCCTTCAACTACTGAATCACCTGCAGGTAGGAAATTTATGTTCAATTCTTTCTGAACAATATGGTCTGGATCTATTACAACTTGATTTCCAATAATCCCTGTAGTTTTACTTGCAGGACCTCGACCTAATGTGTAAGCTTGGCTACCCCATGCTATCTGCCTATTATCATCAGCACGGTTTACAGGATTCGCTACGGCTTCAGTATCGAGCATAGTAGTAATAGACATATCAGTTCTTGATCCTGCAGCCAAAAGACCTACAGGAGTAGATAGCCAAGTTTCTACCCATCTAACACGCCAAGCTTTGTTAATATCCAATACATTAGCATAGTCTAGGATATTCTTAGTATTCCAACTATCCCAGTCTGCGTTTACGTATGTGCCTCTTAATGTCAATGTTTTACCTGTTGCTTTCATTTTCTTGACCTCTTTGCTATTCTATGTGCTCTCTTCATTAATTTGGTAACTGGAGTTCTAGGATGTTTCTTCTTTAGATCCTTCAAAGCTTTGCCTACAGCTTTTTGATAAGCTGAAACTTTACGCCTTTTGGCTCGCCCTGCTTTCTTACCTGCTGCGGCTGCTTTTTTTGAAGTAGCCCTGTGTTCTTTTTCAGAGATAATTAAAGGAGAATCAAATGGATCTTCCCGCATAACCCTAAGACCTAATGCAGCCGCAGGAGAAATACGGCCAACAATTAGGTTCTCAAGTGCTATTTGACGATCAATGATTCTATCAATCATCTCGCTTTCTTTTTTGCTTAATGCCAAAAGACCACCTCATTGCTGAGATAGTGCTAATGCCATTGCTGCTGCTTGAGTCATGGTTTCGACAGTACATTCCATTACTAGGGTACAATAAACGTCCTCAGCAAAGCCTGTGGATGCTCTGCCGCCAAGATAAATGGTGTCTACCGCTACAAGATATCCATTTGTCCATAGTTGGGGTGCATTGTCGAATGATTCAGAAACAATAGAAGCAATACCGCTGCCCGCTTCTCTGTTAACAGCGTTAATCATGCCAGATGAAATCATAGATTTATCTAAGCCAGTGATCAGGGCTGCTTGAGTTTGAGTAGTTAGTTGGAACTGGGCTGCTGCAGAAGCATCGCCGTCTAATGTGGCAGAAGCCCCGCCTGAATCTGTAAAAGCTGGAGCAATATTGTGAATCCTCAATACTGACTTACCCAGAGCATCAACATATGCCCCTAAATCTACACTAACTTGATTGAAGGTGTTAGTCTGACCCAAATTTACTTGTGCGCGTATAAAGAAAGAATCACTCTTTGCCATAATTTTACTAACTGATCTAGTTAGTTAATAGTAGTTTACTAGAATAGGTATAGTATAGTATAGGAATATCGACATAAGGTAATATAACCTTATATTCTTATGATGTGTCGGATTAGCATGGAGAAAGTCAAGAAATGCCATATCTGCCGCAAACCTAGAACGTATCAAGAGATCCGAATCTGTGATTCGTGTCAAAGAAGAATGATTCAGGAGTTTTTACCATGATGAATGATGATGAAAGAGTAATTTCTAGGTTATTGGCATGGTGTCCGGAATGTCAAGCTAAATTAAAAGTCAAAATTAGCTATCCTTTTCGCAATAGAATAATGAGAATTGATGTTGATTGTAATTATTATTCAAGAGATGAGAGAACCGGAGAAGTTTGGAGATGTAATTGGGATGGAATCTACATGGAGTTAAAAGAATGAAAATAACAACAATTAGAATTACTGAAGAACAATTAGATTGGATTCATCAAAATCACCCTCAGAACCTTTCAAGAATTGTTCGAGAACATCTCGAAGATCTAATGCATCGAGCAACCCCAGTTAATTTTCACAATGCATGGCGTGAGAACGCTCAGAAATGCTATCCATTTATGCAAGGAGGCTATTGTAACATGTGTTGGCCGGCAGGAATACCAGATAGATCTATCTGGCAACAATACATTCGAGAAAATTCAGGAACAAATTATGGATCAATCACCTTTGAAGAATGGAATCTTCACAGACATAATAATCGTCAGTCATTATTAGATGATTGGAACTTGGCCAATCCCGACAAGATAGCCCATCAAGAAAGCAGCCAAACAATTTCTGATGAGGCTAATATTCAGAATCGTGGACTCAGGGCGTTCCTTAGATGGATCTTCAAAGGACATTAGCCTTTACACCTACCTTATTGATTCAAAGATTGAGCAGATTGTTTAATCGTTGATACAATTGATTCATTGGCAGTTATCTGAATCTCTTCTAGATACACAATGAAATTAATGTCTAGTGTAACTCCTTCAACTACTGAATCACCTGCAGGTAGGAAATTTATGTTCAATTCTTTCTGAACAATATGGTCT